GTACCAACCTGGAGGTTTTAAATGGAGATTTTTAACAGTAACAATCAGGGCATATGTAGAAGATGCAAATGACCCTCAAGAAGTTTTGTCACTATTACTCGAAGACCTCGAAAGAGTAATTGACGATAATGACATACTAGTGTATGACGATACAGTATCGCCAAACCTACAAACAACATCTATAACTATTCAATCAATAGGAACAGATGAGGGAGTAATATCTCCTTTAGGTATAGGCGAAATGGTAGTCGAAATACGATATTAGGAAACAGGTAAAGCAGAAAATTCTAGCTAAACCCTTTCCAAAGTAAATATAGGAGATAAGCAAAATGGCTTTAAATCTATCAAGAAATACCTCGGTATTCGTCTCAACTGGTAACGGAGTACACGCAAGTGGTGGCTCAGTACTTAGTGTGGACGGATTCACAGGAGGTTCAGGACATGCTGTAGGAGACGTTATCACTTGTGGAACAACAGGTGGGAATGGAACAGGGTTAAAAGTAGTTGTAAATGCTGTTAATTCTGGTGCCGTTACTTCCGTAGCACTTATTAATAACTTTAGAGGAACAGCTTTCGTAAATGATGAAACTGCTACTCAATCAGCCACAACAGGTTCAGGCACATCTTTTGCTCTTGTAGTAGACGGAGTTAGCGCTCTAACTGCACAAGGAAGTAGAATAGCTACAGGACTTTTTAAAGGCAACGGAACAGATGCAAATACATTTAAATTAGGTGTATTAGATGGATATAGTTTCTCACAGGGTAGTGATGCTACTGACGTAACAATCAGTGAAGCGGGTGCTGCTCCAAATAGAGGCTCAAAAAGATTCAATGACTCATTACCACCAGCAGAATGGTCTTTCCAAACATATGTAAGACCTTTCAAACATGGTACAAATAGTCATAGATCAAGTGGTACTCATGATATGGTAGAAAATATTCTTTGGGCTGCAATTGCAGGTAAAGATATTACTGGAGGTGCCTTAAGTGGAACTTCAGCAACTGCTGTAGTATGTGACGCAACTGATGCAGATGTATCTTTCGCAAGGTCTGACCACCATGAATTATTGAAACTTTCAATATTCTTTGCATTAGAAAACACAACATACAGATTAAATGAATGTCAAGTAAACCAAGCAGAAATTGACTTCTCAATTGATGGTATCGCTACTATCTCTTGGTCAGGAAATGCAACAACAATCGACCAGGTAAGTACAGCTGTCGAGGACCCATCAAAAGCTATAACAGTTGTTACTGATGGAACTGAAACAATAAGTACAGCATCTACATATACCGAAGCGTATAACTACGTAGATACTACTGCACCAGGCGATGGCGATTACTTAAGAAATAAGTTATCAACTTTAAGCTTAACGCATACTAAAAACTCAGCGGGAGTATTAGAAGTTGGAGCATCAGATAGTACAACTACTTATGATATTAATATCACAGGTGGCTCACTAACTATTGCTAATAATATTACTTATGTAACACCAGAAACTTTAGGTCTTGTAGACGTTCCAGTAGGATCATTCTCAGGAGCTAGACAAGTTAGTGGTTCTTTAACTATGTACTTAGATACTAAGGCAAATGGTTCTAACTCGTTATTATCTGACTTAACAGCAGCTACTGACTTAGTTAACAACGCATTTGATATGAGTCTATTTATGGGCGGCGGGTCTTCTTCTACTCCGGTAGTTGAATTTGACTTACCAAAAGCTCATTTACAGATACCTACAATTGAAACAGCGGACATTATTTCAACAACTGTTGAATTTGCTGCTCAAGGTACTGACTTATTAACAGGAGATGAAATGACAGTTAAATATAAAGGTTTAACAAGTCACTCTGATTCTGCTTACACAACAGACGTCACTGTATAACAATGACAGCGTACAATCTACTTCGAGAGAGTAGTGTACACATCGTACACAATGGGAGTCGTTATTTAATTAAAACGACTCCTGATGTGTCGTTCTCACAGACATTTGCGGAAGATGCATATGAAGTTAAGACTTTGCACGATCAGACAAAGATGTTTCAGGGAACAACTATAACAAAGGCAAATCCTGCGAACTTTAGTTTTGCAGTTCATCTAACTCAAGAGAAAGATGAATCAATCGTAAAAAGTCTTCTAACAGATTACGATACAAGTAATGGAGAACAATTATTAAAATCGTTCGACTTATATATCGTAAC